TGATCTTCATGGCCATGGACAACGCCGATGCGGCCAAGAAACTGCTGTCCCTGGAAATCACCGGGCTTTGGCTGAACGAATTGAAGGAGCTGCCGAAAGCGGTGCTGGACATGGGGACGGGCCGGGTCGGCCGCTACCCGGCCCGGCGCCTGGGCGGCCCCAGCTGGTTCGGCATCATTTGCGACAGCAACATGCCGGATGAGGATCATTGGCTGCACCGCCTGGCCGAAGTCGAGCCTCCGGACGGCTGGGCCTTCTTTCGCCAACCGGGCGGGGTGCGGAAATGCGCCGGCCGATGGGCCGTGAACCGGGAGGCGGAAAACAGCCGCAATTTGCCCCCCGATTACTACCGCAACCAGCTGGCGGGAAAGTCGGACGACTGGATCAAGGTCTATCTGGCGGCGGAATACGGTTTCGCCTTCGACGGCCGGGCCGTATTCCCGGAGTTCATGGACAGCCTGCATGTAAAAGCCTTCGATCCATCGCAATGGGACGCGGCGGGGGACGCGGCGTTCGGGGTGGATTTCGGGCTGACCCCGGCGGCGGTGTTCGGACAGCGGGACAAGCGGGGGCGTTGGCTGATCTTTGACGAACTGGTGACCGAGGACATGGGCGCGGTGCGCTTCGCCGAACTGCTGGGCGAACGAATGCGGGGCGAATACGGCAATTTGGCCATGGCAGGCTGGGGCGATCCGGCCGGCGAACAGCGCAGCCAGGTGGACGAGCGCACGCCATTCCAGGTCATGCAGGCCAGGGATATCCCCATCAGGCCGGCACCGACGAATGACGCCCTGATCCGCCGGGAAGCGGTGGCGGGCCTGCTGACCAGGTTGGTTGACGGTGTACCTGCCTTGTTGATCCATCCCCGTTGCAGGCGCCTCAGAAAAGCCCTGGCGGGCGGCTATTGTTACAGACGCATCCAGATCGCCGGTGAAGAGCGTTACCGCGATGTGCCGGACAAGAGCCTGCACAGCCACGTGGCGGAAGCCCTGGAATACCTCCTGGTCGGCGCCGGGGCCGGCCGCACCGTGGTGCGCAAACCGCAGGGGCACGGCCAGAGCCTTGCGGGCACGGCGGACATGTCCAGTTCACTGGATTTTTGAACGAATTTGAAAGGATGCAAGATGTCAAAACCGGCCATCAGCAAGGCCTTCTCGATCGCGGCGGGGGACAGCTATTCGGCCTGGGTGGAGCTGGGCAAGGGCGAGGCGATGTTCGTTCTGGATGCCGGGCCCTGGGTGGCCGGCGTCACCCTGCAGGCCTCCATCGACGGCGGCGCCACGCCCATAGACATCGACACCAGGGCCACGGCGAAAGGTTACGGCTTCACCGTGCCGGCGAGCGGTTATTGGTACCGGGCCGGGGTCAAGACGGGCGATTACACCGCCGGCCCGGTGACCGGTTCCATCGCGCAATGAGCCGCCTGTACGGCGTCCAGCGCTTTGGCCTGCACCTGCCGCCGCCCGCACTGTGGCTGGACCTGGTTGGCGGACAGGTTGACCCGGCCATGGCGTTCGCGCGAGTGGGGCCGGATGAAGTTGTTTCCAGTGGCCGTCTGCTGACGACTGTATCCGCCGCCAACTTTCCAGTTCATGAACACGGGCCCCTCAATGGGCGATGCCTGGGTTTGAGAATATATTCAACACAAGGCAATTTAGCCAAATATTCCGAGGACCGCAGCGAGAACGACGGGTATATCATTGGCGGCCGCACAAGTATTGGCGCGGCAGATGGCCCCGACCCGCGCGGCGGAACCGGAATGCAACAAGTCCTGGAGACAACCGACAACGGCACCCATCCCAATCAAACTGACAACTACGCGGTTACGTCTGGCGTGGACTATATGAACTCTCTTTGGCTGGCCAAGCTGGGGCGGCAGTACGTCACGTTGACCCACGTTACCAGCGGCGGCGTTGTGGGGGGCTGGGCGACCTTTGATCTGGACAATGGCGTTGTCCACGCCTCGGAGGCGAGTTCCACGGGCCGCATGGAAAACTGGGGTAACGGCATTTATCGTTGTGGCGTTGGCTACCAGGTGGCAACGGCCAGCCAGAATTGCGGAATTTGGCTGAATGAGGATGGGGCCGATGCTGCGACCGGAAGCTATATTGGCGATGTAACCAAGGGCGTCTATGCCTGGGGCCAGATGTTCACGCCGGGCAACTATTTTCCGCCGTACATTCCAACAACGTCAGGAACGGGAACCCGGTGGGCTCCGACCGCGGTTATGGGGCCGGTTTCGGTTGGCGGCGTGTCCATGCCGTTCCCGGGATACAGCCAAAGCGAGGGCACGCTTTTGGTGGAGTGGGAGCGCCAAGTCCCATTTATTGGATCGGCTGAAGGGCTGATAGGTCTTTCAGACGGCACCGCGGATAACTTCATAGGGATTAATTTTGTCGGCAACGACGACACTATGGCGGCACGGGTTCGCAGCGGTGGGGCCAACCTGTATCTCAACTCGACATTTGGCGACGGCATAGGGCAGATCAACCGGGCGGCACTAACCTGGAAAGCCGGCCTGGCAAAATTAGGTATGGACGGCGTGGAAGAAACCGGCGGCACTCCCGCGAGCATTCCCGCCCTGGACACCTTGCACTTGGGAGCCTGGACCTTAAACAGTGGGTATGCCAACGCTTACTTGCGAGAGGTCGCTTACTGGCCGCAATACCTGCCGGACGCTATCGAAAGCATCACGGCCTGATCATGGGCCCATGTACTCGGCCCACCTCTCCCGGATCAGCCGCCGGACGATGGGCATGGCCTGTTCCCTGGTCATGCCGGTCTGTAGGGCGGGATCGTAAAGCACGGCCAGCATGAGGCGATCGGCGGGCTGCATTTCGAAGACGCGGCGGTCGCTTTCACAGATCAGGGAAGGGCGATAGTGGCAGGCATCGCCGACAAGGCCCATGGTCTGAAACAGTTCCTCGGGTATGCAGTCGCGGCGGTCTGCCTCGGGGATATCCGTGGCGATGCCGATAACGGCGCCAGCAACAACCCCGGCGTCGTCGCTGTAGACGATCCCGAAACATAGGCTGTGATAGGCCATTTGGTCTGAATACGAGGGCTTTTTTGGAAGGTTGTCGATGGCTTGGGCGAACTGGCCGCGCGGCATTGCCATCATCAAGACATTGGCGCCCTCGGTAGTTTCGGATCCTTCGATTGTAATCCCGGCAATCCGTTGAATGCCGCTAAGGGTCGATATCATTTGGTCCTTGTGGGGCAGGTATATTTTCTTGTCGTCAGATGTAGGCGTAAGCCGGATAGGTTCCTGCCAACGGACCAGCACGGGGCTGCCTTGGCCGTGATCATTGCCATAGGCGGACGCTTCGAATTGCCGGGCTACGAGTTCTGGCGTTGGCTTGGTGACGCAACCCACCAGCAGCAAAGCTATCAGGATTAGATAGCGCATTCCATAAATGTAGGATCTTTCATGGCCGCAACCAAGGATATTTTGATCCGCGCACCGTCGCAGGAAGAGTGTGAACGGCTGGCGCCGCTGCTGGTCACGATCGCGCAACAGGGCACGTTCGCGGCCCTGGACGTGGATTATGCCAAGGGTGTGGCGAATTTGAAACGCTGGCTGGACATGCCCAACCAGTTCGTCATGGGCGCCTGGATAGCTGGTCAGCCGGTGGGCACCATGATCGGGTTCGTGGCCCAACAATGGTATTCCCAGGATTTTACGGCCCATGACCGGCTGTTGTTCGTGAGCCCGGAAAACAGGGGGCTGGGCATTGGCAAGGTGTTGGCGGAGGCATTTGACGCCTGGCGTCTAGAGCGTGGGGCCAAGTTGGCATTCATCAACATTGCGGCGGGCATCAACCCGGATGCGGCGGGGCGCACGGCTGAGGCGGCGGGGTTCCGACATGTCGGGCCGATTTTCATGAAAGGGAATTGATATGTGTGGAGCAGGTGACGGCGACGGCGCGGGTGATGGCAGCGCGGATGGCGCGGAAGGTGTAGGCGCTGATGATGGCCCCGGTCCCGGCGCTAATGCTGGCGCTCCTGGTGACACTTCAGGAGATGATGCAGACGGCCCGGGCGGCGCTAATAGCGGCGGCGTATCGGGTGATTCGGGCGGCATTGCTGGTTTACTTAGTAACCTGATTGAAGACCCTCGCGAAAACCCGGTTAGAGCGGCCATGAGTTTTATGCCGGCGCCGATTGGGTTGATTGGTATTTTTGGCTCGATGATGAATGCCGCGGGCTTCACACACGGCGACGACGGCGTTTCTGATCCCAGTTCGGACGCAAATGATGTCAGCACAGGAGTTGGCAGCGGCGCGGGAGTAGGAGGCGCCGCAGCTCTGTTCGCGAACGCGGCCAGTCCCCGGCCCGTGCCGATTGCGCCACCGGTGCCACCGGCCCCGCCGGAGATCGACATAACGCCGCCCCGGCCCGTGATGCCGCCGTCGCGTCCGCCCAACGCGCGGGACCGGCAGGCGGAGGCGGACGAGGCGGCGAAGGGGCGGCGCAAGCGGGCGCCGTTCGGCTTCAGGCAGACCAAACTGACCGGGCCCCTGGGCCTGCAGGGCGGCGCGCCGGTGTTCCGGCCCAGCGCCATCCCGGGCCTGCAGCTGGGCACGCGGTTGGGGGACTAGATGGCGGACAAAGAATTAATCCGGACCCAGTCCGCAGTCGAGATCATCCGGCGCCATGACAGCCTGGACGGCGACCGGGGGACCTGGAAGGCCCACTGGCAGGACGTCGCGGATTACATCATCCCGCGCAAGGCCACGGTCAACCGCATGCCCAGCCCGGGCAACAAGCGCACCGAGAAGCAGTTCGACGGCACGGCGGGGGATGCGGTGGACGAACTGGTCACAACCCTGTTCAACAATATGACCAATCCGGCCCAGCAATGGTTTGGGCTGCGCCCCGTGGGCATGGGGATTGCCGAGGACGAGCAGATCGGGGTGCGGCAATGGCTGGACCGGTCGGTCGAAAAAATGGCGGCGGCCCTGGGGCAATCGAACTTCTATCAGCAGATCCTGGAAGCCCTGACCGACGTCGTCACCATGGGCACGGCGGGGGTGTTCTCGGAAGAACAGCCCCTGGCCAGGCCCGGCCAGACGGCTGGTTTCTGGGGTTTCGTGTTCCGCACCCTGCCGATCAAGGAATATGTCATCGACGTGGACAACCAGGGCCTGGTGGACAGCGTTTACCGCAAGTTCGAACTGACGGCCCGACAGGCGGTGCAGCGCTGGGGCGATGACGCGGGCACATCGGTCAACGAGGCCTTTAGGGACGAGACAAAGCGCCATCATCCCTTCGAGTTCATCCATTGCATGGCGCCCCGGGACGACAGGGAATGGGCCAACCGGCTGGCCACCGCCATGCCCGTGGCCTCGACCTATGTGGCGGTCAAGGACAAGCACATTATCGGCGAGAGCGGCTATCGCGAACTGCCCGTGCACGTGGCCCGGTGGTCGCTTTCATCCGGCGAGATCTGGGGCCGCGGCCCGGCCATGAAGGCACTGCCCTTCGTCAAGGTGCTGAACGCCATCGTGCGTTATGGTCTGGAGGCCCTGCCCCGGGCCCTGTACCCGCCCATGCTGGTCAAGGAAGGCACGGTGATCGGCGGCACCCTGCGCCTGAGCGCGGGGGCGGTCAATCATTTCGATGGGTCACTGGACGAGCGGCCCAGCGAACTGTTGACCCAGGCGCGGTTCGATATCGAACACGCCAAGGAAGAGGTCTATCGCGGCCGCATCGAACAGGCCTTTGGCGTCGATCAGATGCGCCTGCGGAACGACCGCCAGATGACGGCGGAAGAGGTGATCGAGCGGCGTCATCGGCGGTTCCAGGCCATGGCGCCCATGACCGGCCGGATCGAGCGGGAGTTGCTGAAACCGCTGGTGGAGCGCTGCTGGATGATGATGCTGGCGGCCGGCGCCTTCGGCGAGCCGCCCGGGGAACTGGGCGAGGCGGAGAGCCTGGAAGTGACCTTCGAAGGGCCCCTGGCCCGGGCCCAGCAACGCCACGGCATCGAGGCCGGCATGGATACCTTCCGCACACTGGCGCCGCTGGGTGAGGTCTATCCGGGCATCAAGGATCACTTTGACGCCGACGACTACGCCCGCGATGTGGCCCGGGCCCTGGGCAGCGCGCGCTATCTGGTCAGCCCCGACGATGTGAAGAAGAACCGGGCCCGGCGGGCCAAGGCCCGGGCGGCGCAACGACAGCTGCAGACCGGCCTGGCGGTGGCCGATACGGCGTCGAAGTTTCCCGAAGGCGCGCCATGACGGACCCGGCCTTCACCACGCCCGAGGACATCCAGGCCCACCGCGAAGTGGAAGACCAGGCGGCCCAGCGCCAAATGGGGCAACTGGCCCGCGACTACGGCGAACGCTTTGGCGGTGCGGCCGGAGAGCGGGTGCTGGGCGACCTGATCAGCCATTTTGCCGGGGTGACCTATACCCGCGGCGAGCCGGAGCACACCGCCTATCGGGAAGGCCAGCGATCCGTAATCGAACACATTGCCCGGCGCATCGGCCGGGCCGAACAGACTGAGAAGGATAACGAATATGAGCGATAACGATGCCGCCTGGCATGGCACATTGGGCCTGAACGAAGCGGACAGCGCCTATATGACCGGGAAGGGCGCCGCCACGGCCGGTGACTTCATCGAATCCTACCGCACCCTGGAGCGCTATCAGGGCAATTCCATCGCCCTGCCCGGGGATGACGCCACGGCGGAGGACTGGGGCCGCATCCACAACCGCCTGGGCCGGCCCGAGACGGCGGAGGATTATGATTTCGGCGATCTAAGCCAGGTTGACGACAGGGGCAAGGCGGAGATCGACTGGTTCCGCAACACCTCCCACGAACTGGGGCTGTCACAGAAACAGGCCGGGGACCTGCTGGCCCGGTTTTCCGATTATGGCGCCAAGCGGGAAGAGTCCGACACCGCCGCCGGCAAACAGGCGGCATTGGACGCCATGGCCGGACTACATGCCGAATGGGGCCCCGAGAAAGACAAGAATACGGCCCTGGCGAACCGGGCCATCAAGGCCCTGGGGCTGGGCGATGACGATGTCGCGGCCCTGACCGCCACGGCCGCGGGCAAGGTGGCCCTGACCCGCGCCATGGCCCGGATCGCGCCGAAACTGGGCGAGGATACACAGATCGGCAAGGGGCGGGGCGGCGATATGGCCCTGTCCAAGGCCGATGCCAAGACCAGGATCACGGCCATCTATGGCGACCCGGAGCATCCCTATCACAAGGCCGGCCACCCAGGCCACCGGGCGGCGGTGGACACCATGGCGGAATATTTCCAGGCCGCCAACCGGGAAGAGGCGGCGGCCTGATGGCCCGGGCGGAACTGTTCCGGCAGTGTGTCCGCATGGCCTGGGACAGCGGCCATGCTTTCCATCATGGGGATCTGGAAAAGTCCCTGGAAATGGCGGAGCGTATTTACCAACTCGCCATGGCCAAGGCCGCGAAGGCGGCGAAAGGCAAAAGGTAACGACCGCCGGGCAAGCCTCCCCCTGGGGGGTCCGGCACGGCATGGGCGTGTGACGCCCCGGTCAAGCCGCCGTTACGGCCAGGTAGGTCCGCCGATCCCCGAACATTTCCGGGTGATTGGGGCGGGTAAGCCTCCGTTCAATCGAAACCGCCCCGACGATGGGGCATTTTTTATGGAGGGCTGGACCCATGTCTACCCAAATCACGACGGCGTTCGTACAGCAGTACCGCGCCAACGTCATGCACCTGTCGCAGCAAAAAGGTTCGCGCCTGCGCAACACGGTGAGCACCGAAACCGTCGCCGGCGAAAGCGGCTATTTCGACCGTATCGGGGCCAGCGCGGCCGTGGTGCGCAGCACCCGGCACGGCGATACGCCGTTGATGAACACGCCGCATTCCCGGCGCAAGCTGGACCTGGCGGATTATGAATGGGCCGATCTGTGCGACAAGCAGGACAAGGTGCGCATGCTGATCGACCCGCAGTCGGAATACGCCATGGTGGGCGCCAACGCCATGGGCCGGTCCATGGACGATGTGGTGATCACGGCCGCCAACGGCACGGCCAAGACCGGCAAGGATGGCTCCGGCACGGCCGCGTTCCCCGCCGGGCAGAAGATCGTGGCGGCGGCCGGCGGCCTGACCCTGGCCAAGCTGATCGCCACGGCGGAGCTGTTCAACAGCAACGAGGTCGACCCCGACGACAACAAGACCATGGTGATCGGGCCCAGGCAGGTCACTGATCTGTTGAACCTGAACCAGATCCAGTCGGTGGACACCAACCGCCTGCGGGCCCTGGTGGATGGTTCGGTGGTCCGCTACATGGGCTTTGACTTCATCATGTCAAACCGCCTGAACGTTGACGGCGCCTCGGACCGGCTGTGCCTGGCCTACACCAAATCGGCCGTTACCCTGGGCATCGGCGAGGACGTGGTGACCAAGATCACCGAACGCGACGACAAGTCCTATTCCACCCAGGTCTACCTGCGCATGTCCCTGGGCGCCGTCCGCATGGAAGAAGCCCAGGTAGTGGAGATCGCCTGCGTGGAGGGTTGAGTCTTTTGGTTCACGCCGGTGCGCCATAGGCGCACTGGCTCCACAGGGGCGGCGCAGTAGCGCCGGGCCGCAATTCGCGGCCGTTGGCTCTTTTCGTTCACGCCGGCGCGCCCCTGGCGCGCTGGCTCCACAGGGGCGGCGCAGGGGCGCCGGGCCGCAATTCGCGGCCGTTTATCGCGACAATCCTTTAGATAACAGGAGGCCATTATTATGGCTGTTACCACTGAAAACTCTGTTGAATACAGCAACCACGTTGCCTCGCCGCCGGTGATGAACAAGACGGCGGATTGGCACGGCCGATTGCGTTTGATGTTCTTTGAATTCACCCAAGGGGCGGCGGCCGGCGATGCCGGCTCGATCGCCCGCCTGGTGAAACTGCCGGCGGGCAAGGTGCGGGTTGTTTTGCCGCTGTCGCGGATCGACTTTTCCGCCCTGGGCGCGGCGCGGACCATGGATATTGGCTGGGAAGCCTACAACGACGACGACGGCGAGGATGCCGTTGCCGCCGATCCCAACGGCCTGGACGATGGGGTCGATGTCAGCGCGACCGGCGCGGTCAATCCGACCGGCATCGTGAGCGGGGCGGAGACCTATTTGTTCGAGAGTGCGGGCGGCGTGGTCCTGACCGCGCAGATCAACGACGGGACGATCCCCGCGGCGGCAACCCTGAAAGGCTATTTCGTCTACGTGGTCGACTGATCAGGAATCAGATGTCAGGGATCAGGAATCAGGAACTGGAAAAATCTCCGCCCTGATCTGATCCCTGATGCCTGACCTCTGACATCTGACATCTGGATGGGAGTGAAACATGGCCGCATCGGACGTTGAAATCTGCAACATTGCCCTGGCGGTGCTGGAGGAACAGCGCATTACGTCGCTGACCGAAAGCACCGAACAGGGGCGCTACTGCAACATCCACTATGACGATGCCCGGGATTTTGTGCTGCGCCTGCATCCGTGGAATTTCGCCACCCGCCGGGCCCGTTTGTCACAGAATGCCGCGGCGCCGGCGTTCGGTTTCGCCCATGGCTTCAAACTGCCCACAGACCCTTATTGCCTGCGGGTGATCTCGGTCAACGACCCCCGGGACCCGCCGGACTGGAAGATCGAGGGCCGGGATCTGCTGATCGATGAAAGCGCGGTCGATCTGGTCTATATCGGGCGCATCATCGATGTCACCCAGTTCGACGCCGGCTTTGTGCAGACCCTGGCCCATTATCTGGCCTGGAAACTGGCCAAGCCCCTGACCGGTTCGAAAACCGAAGCGGATCAGAAAGGCCGGGACTTCGCCGCCATCCTGCGCCAGGCGCGCAACGTGGATGGCGCCGAGGACGTGCAGGACGCCCTGCCCGTCTCGCCCTTCGTCCTGGAGCATCTGTCCTAATGGCGCGGTCCTGGCCGGCGCAAACCCAGTTCACTACCGGCGAGATCTCGCCCAAGCTGTACGGCCGGACGGACCTGAAGCAGTATTTTCAGGGCTGCCGGACCCTGACCAACTGGCAGGTCATGCCCCATGGCGGGGTGACCAAGCGGGCCGGTACGCGGTTCATCGGCGAGGTCAAGGACAGCGCCCACCCACCGCGGCTGATCCCCTTTATCTTTGGCGTCGAGCAGGCCTACGTGGCCGAGCTGGGCCACGACGGCAGCGCCGGCTACATGCGCTATTACAGGGATCAGGGGCGCGTGGTCGAAACCGCCAAGAGCATCACCGGGGCCACCCAGAGCAACCCGGTGGTCATTACCGCCGCCGGCCATGGCTACCCGGACGGCAGCCATGTGGTGATCTCCGCCGTGGCCGGGATGACCCAGATCAACGGGCGCCGCTTTACGGTGGCCAATCAGACGGCCAACACGTTCGAGTTGTCGGGCGAGAATGGCGGCGGGCACGGGGCCTATATCTCGGGCGGGACGGCCTACCGGGTCTACGAGATCACCACGCCGCCCTGGACCGAAGCCGCGCTGTGGGAAGTGATGTTCGCGCAATCCAACGACATCATGTACCTGGCGCACCCCAGCCAGGCGCCCAGGCAGCTGACCCGCACCGGGCACACAGCCTGGGCCCTGACAACATACGCGGTGACGGCGGGCAAGGACCCGGCGCCGGCCTTCACTGGGGGGAATGATTACCCGGGCGCGGTGACCTTCATCCAGCAGCGTCTGGCCTGGGCCGCCTCCTACAACAACCCGCAAAAGATCTGGCTGTCCCGGGCCGGCGACTTTCGCGACCTGCTGGCGGGACCCAACGCCGACGATCCGTTCGATGCCACGGTGGCCTCGCCCCGGACCAACGTGGGGCGCTGGCTGCTGGGCTCCAAGGGTTTGTTCTTTGGCACCGCCGGGGCGGTCTGGCGGGTCAACGCGGACGAAATCACGCCGACGAATTTTCCCCTGAAACGGGTCGCCTCGGCGGGTTGCGCCTATCGGGCGCCCGTGGATGTGGATGACACGGTGGTGTTCTCCAAACGCTATGGCAAGCCGGCCAATGACGGCCGGCAACTGGACAGCCTGGGCTTCAATGTGGAGACGGACGAGTATTCGCCGGATGAGATCTCCGTGATCTCGGAACATCTGCTGGCAGGCGGCGTCCGGGAAGTGGCCTGGCAGGAACAGCCCGACCGCACCCTGTGGGCCGCCACGGAAGATGGCGCCCTGCTGTCCTGCACCTATTACCCCCAGCAGGCGGTGATCGGCTGGGCCCGGCATATCATCGCCGGCACGGACGCCAAGGTGGAAAGCGTGGCGGTAATCCCCGGCGACAATGGCGATGAGGTCTGGCTGGTGGTCAAGCGCAGCATTCAGGGCAATACCAGGCGCTATGTCGAGGTGATCGACCCGACGCCGAGCCCGGACAACCTCTATGTGGATAGCGCCGTGGTCGGCGCCGCCAGCCCCGCAAAGACCGTCTGGGCCGGCCTGAACCATCTGGAAGGCGAGACCGTCACCATCCGGGCCGACGGCGCGCCGGTGGGCAGCAAGGTGGTTTCGGGCGGCGCCATAAGCCTGGACGCGGCGGCGGCGGCGGTCGAGATCGGCCTGGCCTACAGCGCCACCCTGGTGACCAACGATCTGGCCACGGGGGCCCGGGACGGGGCCAGCCAGGGGCGCAAGAAGGCCATCGGCAAACTGATCCTGCAACTGAAGGATACGGGCGGGCTGACCGCCTCGGCCAAGGCGGGGGCGATAGGCAACGATGTGATCTTCCGTGAGGTCGAGGACCAGGTCGGCGCGGCCATTCCCCTGTTCACCGGGCCCATCGCCATCAAGCCGCCATCGGGCTGGGACCGCCTGGGACGGGTCAGCATCACCGCCAATCAACCCCTGCCGGCCACGGTTCTGGCCCTGCTCATGCGCGAAGAGGTGAATGACTGATGGCTTTTGGTCTGGCAGGTATCGGCGCCATTATCGGCCTGGGCGCCTCGGTTTTCGGCGCCGTCAGTTCAGCCAGGGCGGCGGACGATCAGGCGGAGGCGTTTGAAGGCCAGGCCGCCTTTTCCCTTGCCACGGCGGAGGAACAGGCCCGGGCGGCCGAGGAACTGGCGGCGATCGAGGCGGCGCTGCTGGAGCGTCAGGGCCAGTCAAACCAGGAAATCGCCCAGGCCAACGCGGCCCTGTCGCTGCGGAACGCGGCGGCCGAGGAACAGGCCGGCCTGATCGCCCTGTCCCAGGCCCGGCGCATCGGCGAAGCGCGGGTTGCCTCCATGGTCACGGGCTTTGCCGCCCAGGGCCGGGTGATCGACGGCACCACGCCGAACCTGCTGATCGCGGAAGGCTTCGGCGAACTGGACAAGGACCTGGACATCATCCGCCTGAACACGGAAAGCCGGGCGGCCCGGGAGCGCGGCCAGGCGGACCTGTTCACCCTGCAGGGCCAGCGGGAGCGGGAGCTGTACGAGGCGCGGGCCGCCTCGCGGCGGCGGGTTGGCCAGATCGATGGGGACAGCCTGCGCCGCACCGGGCGGAGCAACGCCGCCACCTCGTTGAGCAACGCGGCCGGGGCGGACTCCCGCGCCACCGGCGCGCTGTTCGGCGGCCTGGGGGACTTCGGCGTTGGCGTTTCACGGCTGGCCACCAGCATTTCGGGGACCTGACAATGCGCATTGACCGTATCTTCAGCCAACGGGCCCTGAACCCCGCCGGCCCTGCGTTTGACCGCGGCGGCCCGGACGGCACCACGGGTGCGTTGCAGGGGGCACGGGCGGAGGGCGCCGCCCTGGACCGCTCGTTCGCCCGTGAGAACGCCGCCGTGACCCGGCAAACGGCGGCGCTGGTGGCCAAGGGGCAGGCGGACGCGAACCTGGGCCGGGTGATCGCCGGGGCCGGTAGGGACCTGACGGAAATCGCCATCCAGGCCAAGATACGGCGTAACCGGGAATTGGCCGAAACCGAGTTCCAGAACGCCAAGGTCGAGCTGGACCGGATCCGGACCGGGGCGGAGGCATACGCCGGCCAGGGCGCCCCTGACGGCAGCGACTATCCCTCCCGTTATGCCGAGAAATTCGCCGAGGGCCGGGACCTCCTGTTCGGCAAGATCTCCAACCAGGACGCCAGACGGCTGGCCGCGGCCCACGCCGGCAACGTGGAACGGGCCGGGGCGCAGGCGGTGCGAACCAACCAGGCGGCGCGGGAAACCAGCTGGTCGCAGCAGCAACTGGATATACGCACCGGGGACCGGCAGAAGCGCATCGCGGCCCTGCGCGGCCCGGCCCAAGCGGCCAAGATTGCCGAAGCCAATGCCGATTTTACGGAGCAACAGCGTCTGGGCACTATCAGCAATGGGGAAAGCCGGATTGCGGCCCTGCGGCACTGGGCCCAGGGAACAATCGCCAGGGACGCCCAGGCCGATCCGGCGGACGCCAGGGCGGTCATGAATGCTGGCGGCTACGATCACCTGCTGGCCAACGGCCTGGAGAGGGCCGCCGCCGCCGCCGCCATCTCGGGCGCCCTGAAAACCCGGCGCGCCGTGGAGGGGCGCGAGGTTGCGGGACTGATCGCCGAGGATCTGGCGCGGCGCGAGAGCAGCGGCCAAGGCGTAGCGGGCTTGCGGCAACGGATCGTCAACCTGGGCGATGAAGCGGCCTTGCAGAATTACGATGCAAAGGCCGCCCAGGCGCTCAGCTATTTCGCCACCATGACCGAGATCCGTTTCGCACCCGCCGAACAGGCCTGGAATCTGGTGCGGGCGAGACGGCCCGAGCCCGGCGCCGAGAGCTTCGCGGTAAAGCAGAAACTGTATCTGGCAGCCGTCAAGGCGTTGCAGGACCGCCAGAGGCAATTCGCCCATGACCCGGCGGGTTTCGCGGCGGTTCTCGCGGCGGGCGGCCCGGGCCCGAAGATGCCGGCGCCTTCGCGGGCAAAGAACATCGCGTTGCAACAGGTGATCGGCGGGCCTGATTTCCCCTACCGCTATTTCTCCAACCGGGAGGCGGCGCAGGCGGCAGGGGACTATGACAAGGCGGGCGACAAAGCCGATTTCATGGCACGGCTGCTGGCGCCAAGCGGCGCTCATCGGGCGCTGGCCATACGGGATTTTCTGGCCTTCAGCCACAGCCCTGCCGCACCCATCGTCGCCGGGTTCGCTCATGACCCAGAGATGGCGCCGGCCCTGAACCGAATTATAGCGGCGGAAGCGGCCGGCCGGAGGGCACTGGAAAAGGGCCTGTCCGAGACCCAGACCGAAGCCGTCAAGGGGGCAATTGACGAACAATTGGCCGGCTATTTTCGCACCGCGTCATCCGCCGGGACCGAGGACGCGGCCATCGCCGAACAGACCCGGGACGGTATCCATCTATTCGCCCTGGATCTCGTGGCGGGGGGGCGTTCGCCGGCGGCCGCCGCCAGGCTGGCCACGGATAGATTGGTCAACGACCATTTCGAATTTTCCACCACCTACCGCGTGCCCAAGAGCTACGACCTGGGCAGCATCCAGGCCTATACCGCCGCCGTCCTGGCCGCCCACCAGACGCGCGGCGCAGGCGCGGAGCCGGTAGCGGAGGACCAGGCGCGTGCGCCGATCCTGGAAAGCAATGGCCGGGCCGGTCAGACGGTGAGCGACGCGGCGGCTGGCACGGCGGAAAATTCGCCGAGCCTCGAAGACGGCCCGCCGGCAGGAGATCCGGGCGCGGAGGCCTTCCTGATCAAAAGCGCTGTCGCCCTCGACGACATCATAGATCTGCCGGACGGCATGGAAATTACCAATGCCGGCTATGGAATTCTCTTCATGCGGGCATGGCAGCTGGGGAAACGGTATCTGCCGCGAATCTTTGGCAAGGCCGACCGGGCCAAACGGATGGACCGGGCAAAAATACGCATCAAGTCGTTGTGGCAAGACAAGAATGCCGGGACGATCGAAATGACGCCGGAAGACTTTGGAGCCGACGTGAGCGTAGGTGATGCAGCGTCCTTGTATGCCGAAATGACGGTAAATGGCGAGCGAACACCGCACGGCCAAAAACAGCCGGTCCTGAATCTCGGGCCGCTGCCGCAAAGGGCCATTGATCGAATCAGAGACGAGCAGAACATTGATCTGAAAGGCTATCGTCAGATCATGACAACCGCCAAAGTCAAACATGCATACGATCGACACGGCCCCTCGGAAACAGACAAAGTGCAAATACCGATCACCTTCGCCGATTACGGCGTTGCGCCGGCGATCATTGCGGCCTTCAGTGAAGTCAAAGTGCATCCTAAAAGCGGATCAAAGCCGCTACGGATCCAGTTTATCAAGAAGATGCCAAACGGCGTCCTGCATGTTGTCGAAGCCGTTGGCGGGCAACAAAACCAACTAAGCTTCTGGAATATGTGGAAGAAGAAGAACTAGGTTGGGCCCCGAGAAATCGATGCCCGCTTTCGCGGCCCCCGATTTGTACGTCCGAAACATGTCTCGGGGCCCAAGTAAACAATATCGAGCCGTGGATAATTTTGCAAATAAACTACTTTTGCACGTTGATAACACGTGATCTGTCTGGTTCTGGACCGGTTTCCATAGTCATCGGTTCAGGTCTGGCGATAATTGCTCACGCTCGGACGCCAAAATGCAGCGCTTCGCGGGGGCGGCCCGCGTGAAAAATAGAACTGGGCGCGACTACAGTGTTTACGTCAAGAGCGTGGAAACGGACAATCTACGGCATTCCCATAAGAGGCACGGTGTCGGCAATAAACGCGAACCCGACCAAATGGCCATCGCATTGGATGACTACGCCTTGGCGCCTGTCGTCGTTGAGGATTTCAGCAACGTAACGTACAGAGCGGCAAAGGGCGGAAAAGCGGCCACGCTTGAGTTCACAAAACGCATGAACGGTACAATTTATGTAGTGCAGTTCGTGCGCGGCAAGGCGCGCCGGCTGACTTTCAAATCAATGTGGAAAAAAGTGGCGGGAGCCAAATAGGTTGGGACCGGAGGGGTAGGATGCCCGCTTTCGCGGACGCCCGCCAGACGTCCGAAACGCCGCCAGTCCCTGAACATACTATGTACATAGATGAAATACATATCAAGTGCACAACCATGACATGTCGACAACATCCAGACCCACATCGCCGGCGTGGCGCGGCAGAAGTACGGTGATGAACACTCTTGAATGGCGCAAGCATGCCGGACGGACGCGGCCTGTTGCTGGCCGGTGCGTCCGGATCAATTTCGCGGACGAGGAAGCTGAAGGCCTGGCGCCAGGCACCGGGGATCCCGCAATATAGTCGAGGCCGTCGGCACGAAGAAGGGCCGGCTGATTTTCCGCTCTATGTGGATAAAGACAAAAAATGGACAAGAATAAGTAGGAAGCGGGCTGCAGAGAACCGTTTCCAGTTTTTGTCGTCAGAAGGCGAACCACCGCATCCAACTTCCCAATTGCACTATATAATAATACGAAAACATTTGCCAGATATACAATTTTAGATTGCAGCATCCCGCTTCGGCGACCAAAACGGAGGCGAAAAATCTTCTGGAATATCTGGCTCTGGACCACTTCAATTAGTCATCGGTTCAGGTCTGGCGATTGTCGCTCATGCTCGGGCGCCAAAAACGCACCGCCCCGCTGGGGCGGCCCGTGTGAAAAAGAGAGCCGGGCGCGACATCAGTGGTTACACCAAGAGCGTGGAAACGGACAGTCTACGGCATTCCTATAAGAGGCAAGGCGCGCCGGCTGACTTTGAAATCAGTGTGGAAAAAAATGGCGGGAGCCGAAGAGGGCGGAACCGGTGGGGTTAATGCCCGATTTCCCGGGCCTTCGCCGTACGTCCAAAACGCCGCCAGTCCCTGACCAGAATATGGCCAAAAACGAAGCAAATTTCCAGGCCCATGCGACGGGCGTGGAGCGGCAGGAGCATGCCTATGAACACTCTCGAATGGCGCAACACGCCGGACGAAGCCGGCCTGATACTGGTCGATGGGTCCGGCCCGGTCACCGGCGCGGACGGCAACAGTGTCCGGATCAGTTTCGCGGACGCGGAAGCCGAAGGCCTGGCGCTGCGGGGGCGGTCCGCCGAGGCACAGGCGCCCGAGGCGCCGGAAGACCCGGTGCCGCCGGACGAAGGCGGCCGGCCAGACATGGGGCCAAACTCGGGGGCCGGCGCCGAGGAACCCGCGCCGTCAACCGAGGAGAATACGGCGACGCCGGAGGCGCCCAATTCCAACCAGCCAGGCGAGGCGCCCAGCGGCGGCAAACAGCGCGGGATGGCGGCGCAATACTACGAAGAGTTTTCCAGATCCGGCGCCCTGTTCGATGGGATCGGTTCGGACCGCTCTGAAGAAGAGATCGCCGAGGCCAGACAAGTTGCCCGGTTGCTGGCAGTTCGCCTTGATGGGGATCCCAGAGATCCCGACGGGCCGCCGCCTGAATACAGACAGGTGGCTTTTGTGCCAATCCTTCTCGCGGCGGGTGTCATTGGCGCCGAAGAGGCGTGGATTCTGCTAACTCTGTTTGTCGGCACAGTCGTGGCGACCCAGCTTCTGCGTGGAAACCTGGGAAGCAGCAAGCCGGAGACAGGCCGCGCGGCGGCAAGGCCGCCGATCCCGCCGGGAAAAGCTTTTCCGGGCGCGGGAGGCAAGGCGGACGCGGACAGCCACCAACCATACCAATTGGTGGCCGACGATTTGATTAAAATCTGGACGAAACCGCTGTATAGCCGCGGCAATAAATGGACCCAGGAAGGCAACGATATCGTCGTCCAGCAATGCCTCGATGTCCTCAACACCGAGTACCCGGATCTGATCGGCCTGATCAACCATATCGGCGGCGCGACCGTTAAGGGCGAGGGCGGGACAAAGGTGCCGGAACTGTATAAGCCAGGCCAGAACGCGCAAAATCCGCGGTCAAACTCCAGCCGCCCAGACACTTCCTTTGGCGGCAGGTTCGGCGGTGTTGACTTCGCCGCCCATATCAACACGGCCGCCATGAACCGGCGTGGCGATTGGACGTCATGGGAGCGTTTCAGTCTGGCGCGTCTGATCCGCAATGTCGGCAAAGACTTCGTGGCAGCCGTACGAAAATTGAAGAAGGACGACGACAGGGAGGAATACGCCCACGATGTCCGGGAGGCCTGCCGCGACGCCATGAATGCATTGCAGGATCGTTTGAACGAGCTAAAGAAAAAGCAAGGCGAGAACGAGGGAAACGGCGAAGAAGACCAGCAACCGGAACAGGGCAAAGAGGAGTGATGGCCCCGGCCATCCGGTGGCGCAATGCCCGAGAGTCGCTGATGTTGCCCTCAGGCTGCTGAAAATCGCTCACTAATCGGAATAAATCGTCATTCCCGCCCCCGCCTGGACCCTTCAATTGGGCCCTTGCGGCGCGGCTTTGCATGACAATTGAGAAGGAGAGGCCATGACCCTATCGGCATCCACCGCCGTTGACCGTTATGCGGCAGGGGAACTGCAGACCGTGTTTCCCTACAGCTTCAAGATCCTGGACGCCTCGCATTTACAGGTCTTCGAGGGCGACACGGAAATTACTTCGGGCTTTTCCGTCTCGGGCGTCGGTTCAGATTCGGGGGGCAATGTCAGCTATACCACGGCGCCCCGCGGGAGTGGCGCCGACCCCCTGACGGTGACCCTGAAACGCGCCGTGCCCCTGAGCCAGCCGGACGATCTGCCCACCGCCGGGGCCCTGAATACCGACAGCCTGGAAAGCATGATCGACAAATCCCGGATGATCG